GGAGTGTCCATAGGGCAATCTTTTGTTGATCGTCTAGGTTCTCTCCCTCTAACTTAACCCAAGCTGCCTTGGGATCACCTTGCTCACAAGTGGCAATCAGTTCAACTGCCATCTCTTGTAAGTACTGTAATTCTTCTGGAGGAATATCATCTGTTGCACCCTGAGTAGGTGTGATAACTACTGATCTGCCCTCTTCTGGAAGGTCTTCTCCCGCATAAATGTAGAGTCCCAAGCCATGCAGACTCAGGGCTTTTGTCATACAACGCATGATGGCAGTATTGACTGCAAAAGCATCAGGATTAGGGATTGCCTTGTTTCTGTAGTCCATCACAGGAAGTTGACAGGTCATTGGTTTGCCAAACATGGTGGCAGTAACAAACACCATTGCCGTACCATTGATATCCATGAAACACTTGTCTCCAAACATCTCTACCTTGTAGGAAGCAGTAGGATCGGCTTTGAGAGCCTCTGCCCATGCCCAAGCCCATGACAGATAGGTAAGGTTGTTTTTCTTCTCTGTATGAGAATTAACATCTTTTTTAAGTAACGCTTCTATTGACATATTCACTCCTTTAAAAATTATCGTTTAACTCTTGATCAATGATTTGTGTTTGTTGGTCAAGGTCTAAATCCTTGAACTCGATAAAGTCTGCTTCTTGGCAGCAAACTATTCTGTTTCCCTTGATTGTCAGACAATAAGGACAGTATTTAATGTCAGAAAACTCTTCCAAATAGGTCTGAAATAGTGATTTCATGTTAGTGGAGACTGTCGTAAGCCATTTCCCAAAGAACATCAGCCGCCAGATCGGAGAGTCTAATTAACTCATCGTCTGTCAATGGTGTTCCATCTTCGTAGCATCCACCTGAAAAGTAAGCATCAGAGAAGTCTGGATAATCTCTGCTATCTACCCCATCTACTTCTAGGTCTATGACCTTTTTTCCATTAAGAATCGGCATTATTCGCCCCTTGCTTTGAGCATGGCATCGGCTTGTTGATAAGCTGATTCAGCAATTTCATAAATGGTTGAAAAATCACAATCTTCATTGTGAAGAATTGCGTCCTCAATTCTCAATGAGTGCATAGCTTTAGCCGCAAAGTAGTCACGCAATGTCATGCCATTCCGCTGAGGCAAATGCCCCTCATATTCGCAAGGAAACGCTGGTTGGTTTTTCATATTCACTCCTATTTGTTTATCAAAGATGTCCGTTTTTGCAATTCGTCCCTGCATGACCCCTAATGGAATCAGTTGGCTCAAGTTTCGATGGCATTGCAACTTTTTAGCATGATGGACTTCACACAGGTACTTAGCCAACGCCTTTAATGTGCCACAGGTTTTACAACTATTTAATAGGGGTTTTCCCTACTTACGCAAAGTTTTTTCTATGCTAATCTGAAAAGACTTGTCCTATTAGTAAATAGTCCTTCTACCTACTTCCTTCTTCTTATGCACGTTGAAATACTTGAACAAAGATGCGCTGAAGCCTTGCTTGGGTACTCTCAAACAATGGCAGATGCTTATACAACCGAACCAGAGGACTTAGATGCTTCTATTACTGCTTTGCTTGGCAGAACGCTAGAACTACATCTAAACCGCCAAATCAATTTGGAGAACCTTTTCAAATGACTCAAGCCATGATCATTAAAGCTCTACAGAATGGGCCACTTACTTCACAAGAAGTCTGTGATTTAACAGGGATGCCTAAATCCTCTGTATTGTCCACAGCTAAGAAGTTGAGATACAAAGGTGAGTTAACCACAGAAGAGGTCAAGGTTGGTCGCTACAGAGTTGCCAGGTACACCCTTGCTGACCACTTGATTGAGAGTAAGCCAAAAGACGAAACTCGCTGCTTACTAAACCCTTTTGACATCAGGAACGCCAAGGGTATCTTTAGTAAAGCAGAGTATGCGGTGATGAACGCACAAGCTAAACGATTGCTTGGTAGACCAAAACCTGCAAAAGAGATCACAAATAATCAATTTATTTAAAAAAACTTCTTGACATCTCTTTGTTTTGTGTATAATCCAACTTGTCTGAGTGGCATCAGGCGATGAAAAGAATTGAGAACCCCATAGATTCCTGTGTGGTCTTGCCTGACAACAGGCGAACTTTTGATTCTTTTCAATCGTTTGTTGTTGCTCTCGCCAAGAGCCAAGACCACAGAGTGATTTATGGGGTTTTTGCTTTTGGGGACTGTAAGGATTGCAGACCAAAGTTAGCTGCAAGTAAAGTAGGACTCAGAACCTAGCCATTAGAGACTGGACACAGGTAGACCGCTCGTAAGGCCGCCGTAACTGTGTTGAGAGGCAACGGGGGAACTATCCCAAGCCAAGCCCACATGAGTGACCCGAAAGGGGTGCAGGAACGGGCAGATAGGACGCTCTGAGGCGTGTAATCCTGCAAGCTATGCAATCAGTAAGGTATAGCCCAATGTTCGTCCCAGACTTGTCTGAAACTAGCATAGGTACTCACTAATCTTGTTAACTCAGGATTAGGTGAGTATTTGCCAATTTGAACCCGACTGAACTGAACTAGCATATATAGGAAATGTATGAACTACTTAGTTAACCCGAACAAACCTTCCTCTCGTGCTCACCTTTGGGATGATGGAGATACATACTGCAAGATGTATTTAACTGGTGGGATGAGAAAGAAAAAATACAGGGTTTATCCTGATTCACAGGACAGGGAAATTTGTTTAATGTGTGGGAATGTTTGGAAACAAATACACACATACAAGGATGAACATGGAAAAGTTTGAATTATTTTGGGCAGCATGGCCTAAGTCATTTAGAAAAGGTGGCAAGGCTGCCTGTCTTGTAAAGTGGAAAAAGTACTACTGTGAAACCTGTGCAGATCAGATCATTAAGCACATTGAGTGGATGAAAACAACTGATGCTTGGAGAAAAGACGATGGTGCTTTTATTCCTGCACCTTTGGTCTATTTGAACCAACAAAGATGGGATGGGGCAGAGATTCCAGAATCATTCGGGATCAAAGTTGAAGTGAAAATTGATCCTGCCTTGGCAAAGATTGAGGCCGACAGAAAAAAAGCCGCCCCTATGCCTGAACATATCCGAGCAAGACTAGCTGAACTAAGGAAATAAAAATGCGTTTACAAGATTCATACCCAACAGAAGTTTATGTTTCTGATTGCGGTTATTTTGTTATCAAACAAGAGTGTTTTGAATGCGGTCGTGAAACTCAATTCTTAATCTCACCTCAACAAACCAAAATTTTGTTTAACTTGCTACCAGATTTAATGAAAGAACAAACAACTAAATGGACTGGCATTTATACGCCATCAGAAGAATGAACTACTTTGAAGCAATGAGACTCTTAGACAAGGTGCGTGAGGGAGTTCCTTACCCTCTCCACTTGATAAACAAAGCCTTAGAGCTTACTGGCGACCTAGAGTAAACCCCTATGGCTTATTCGAGAAAAACAATATCCAATGAGAGCGACAGAGTGATCCTAGAGCAAGCAGAGGCTAGGGAACTCTATCGCAATTGGGAATGGGGAAAGAATCGTGATCTCATTCGTGCCAGACTTGAGAGAGCAGAAAGAATTTATGGCACTGGTGCTAGAGACAGAATCCGAGAATATATGAACAGAATTAAAGATGGGACATTGCTATGAGCTTCATGGTCACTTTCAAGGTAGACGCTAACCCTGTTGGCAAACAAAGAGCAAGATACGCCAAACGTGGAAACTTTGTCCAAACTTACACCCCTGACAAAACAAGAAACTATGAGACTTTAATCAAAGAAGCCGCCATAGAAGCAATGGGAAGTAGCGAACCATTGGAAACCCCTGTAACGCTGTATTTGTACATCAGAGCGCCAATCCCTAAGTCTTTGTCCAAAAAGCGCATAGAAGCCTGTTTAAACGGCTTAGAGAAGCCAATTAAGAAGCCAGATGCATCCAATGTGCTTAAAAGTGTAGAAGACGCTATGAATGGAGTTGTTTACAAGGATGATTCTCAGATTGTGAATATCCATGTTTCCAAGGTTTATTCAAGTGTTTCAGGAGTAGATGTTTGCGTTAAGGAGTGTTTGGAATGAGCAACCCATTTGAGATTATTGAGCCAACTTGTATTAACTTCTCAGGAGGTAGAACATCGGCTTATATGCTTTATCGAATCCTACAGGCTCACGACATGAGCCTCCCACCCGAAGCAATTGTCTGTTTTGCAAATACTGGGAAAGAGTGCGAGGAGACCTTGGAGTTTGTCCATGCTTGCGAGACAAACTGGGGTGTCAAAATAAATTGGCTTGAGTACAAAGCCCACGAAGTGCCAAAAGAGAGGTTTAAGGTTGTAACTTACGAAACAGCAAGCCGAAATGGTGAGCCTTTCTTTGACTCAATTAACCAAAACGGCAAGCCATATCTTCCAAATCCAGTTGCCAGGATATGCACAATCAACATGAAGATTCGGGTAATTCACCATTATTTGAAGTCCTTGGGTTGGCATCACAACGAAAACATGGATTGGGTGGGGATTCGAGCAGATGAGCAAAGAAGGGCAGCCAAGATTGACCGAAGCAGAACACCCTTAGTGGCGGCAGGAATCACAAAGGAACACGTTGGAGCATTTTGGAAAAGCCATGTATTTGACCTTAAATTGCCAAACAACAATGGGGTAACGATGCACGGGAATTGTGATTTGTGCTTTTTAAAGCCAGCCCACCAGATTCAGTCCCTGATCCAAGAAAAGCCAGAAAGGGCTTTATGGTGGATGAAGATGGAAGCTCACGCCAATAGTTCAAACAAGACCTATGGCGATGGAGCAAAGTTCCGCAAAGACCGCCCAAGTTATGCAGAAATGCACAAATATGCTTTGGCTCAGACAGATATGTTTGACAAAAACGAAGAGGGAATATCTTGTTTCTGCGGAGATTAGGGTAAATCCCTATTCAAACACCAATCAAACAAGACTAACATTTAATTTTTAACAGGAGTCAATGATGGAAAAAACTTGGGAATTTGACACAACCACAGGCGAAGGTAGCGAGATCGTTACAGTAGTTTACGAGTATGAGAACGATGGTGAAACTACCTATAACGAGTCGATCAAAGAGGTTTGGTTTGAGGGTCGCAATGTCATCGGGCTATTCTCTGACGAACACTTCAAAGAACTCGAAATGGAAGCAGCAATGCGTTTCCAACACCATAAGCTGAACTACAAGCACGAATGAGAAAGCGAACTAAACGCAAGGTCTGGGCATTGATTGACCCACTTACTCACGCAATAGTAGGTGCGTCAATCACCCACAGAGACAAACTAGACAAGCTCAGAATGATGGAATACTCAGCACTAGAAGCAATGACAAAGGGACAAGGAACAGTAACCGATTGGCGTACCCTTGTTGACGTTCTAAACCTAAGTGAAACGATGGCAAGGCACAACATCGGAAAAGATGAGGTCTTACCAGTTTGCCAAAAAGCACAAGATGCCTTACATCAAGCGGCAGAACGCTACCAAAACACAATGAAAATGGGTTTATCAGGTGAAGGCATTAAAGCGGTGAGGGATTTAATTGAATATGCTGATTTACAACAATCAAGCATTAGTCGATCAGAATTCGAGAGATATATTAAGAAAACCAAAGATTATATTAAATCAAATAATGATTTAGTCGTGGAGATAATATGAACGAGCCAACTAAAGCCATTCAATACATAATAGATACTGCTCCACTATATGCCAAAGCCAAAGCCGACAGAATGTATTTAGACGAATACAGACGCAGTAAACACGCACAACTAAAAAGTCTTGCGGGTACTGAGGTACTTGGAAAACAGGACACCTTTGCTTATGCCCACCCAGAATACATCGAGATTTTGGAGGGTATTAGACAAGCCGTAGAGCTTGAGGAGCGTTACCGATGGCTAATGACGGCTGCTCAGGCACGGGTGGAGTGCTGGAGAACCGCCCAATATTCAGCCCGCATTGAGCAAAAAGCAACCCAATGAATAACAAACTAAACGCAAAAGAGAGGTTGCACCTAGCAAGGGTTAAAAACCTCCCGTGTAGCGTTTGCCAGGCACAAGGCCCAAGCGAAGCCCATCATTACAAGCAAGGTCTTCAATACACTTGCATAGCCCTTTGTGTTGATTGCCACAGAAACCCAGTGCTTGGATGGCATGGGCAAAAGAGGGCTTGGGCTATCAATAAAATGGATGAAATAGACGCATTGAATGAAACCATCCGCAGATTGTGTGAGGATATGCCTTTAAAAAGCGATAAAAGCCCCTTTTAAGACGTTTTTCAGGGCTTGTGCATACCAACTATGCCAGACGTAAAAAAAGAGCCTATAGCCCTTATTTGACAGACAACAAAAAACCCTCCGTAGAGGGCTTGAAATTAGCGTTTTGTAAGTATTCGCAAAATTAGGGCTAATGTTGCATAGATCATAAAGCCCCTTAATAAACGCAAATGCCACGGGAATAATAAGAATCTACATTTTTGCCCTCTGGGATATCATCAGGGCGAATCAAATAAAGCGCTGCACCCCTTGGATCACCTTGGATATAGGGCTTAATTTCAACTTGTGACATAGGGCAGCCTTGAAAAGCCCATTCCCTAGTGTTTCTCATGCCAATAAAATGATTAAGACGCTTTTTAGCCCCTTTTTCTCTGTCTGCAATGGGTGAGAGTTTGCCTGAGTATTCACTACGCCAAAAAGGTTTGCCAGCCTCATCCCGTTCAACACACCCGCCATCGATACCGCATTCAAGCTCATGCCATCTTTGCAAGGTCATGCTTATTTTGCGAAGTTTCTCAGCCTCAAACGCTGTAAAACCTAAGTTTATAAGAGTATTTTCTTGTGCTGTAATGCGCTGTTTTTCACGTTTTGTCATTGCCATGTTGACACCTATAAATTGAAAACCTTGGGAAATTCCAAGGCCATAAGCCCCTAAATTAAGGGCTTACAGTCTTAAAATTAAGCGTTTTCAGGCACTTCTACGGGTTTCACAGAGGGTATATAGCACCATGCGGGCACTTTGGCTGGGTGTTCTTTTCCCATAGGCATGATGACTCCAATAAAACTGTCATCTAATGGAAAACTGACAATAGCACTTGAAGTTCCCCGTTGCAAAACTGCAGGAATCTGACGTTTTCCAAAAAGTTCCTCAGATACATCTACAAAACGCACCATCAGATCAGGGTTAAAAGTACCAGGCGAATTATCCTCAGGCTTGAAAATTAAGGGAATCACTCTGTCAGTATCTGGAAACCTTGCGTCATGCGCTGAAAAACGGGTAGTTGACTGAGAATCAATACACTCTACTGATAAGCCGTTAACGTCAAAATGAAGCCACTCGTCAGACTGTTTTTTAGTTCCTTTTAGCTTTGCAAGTGCATCAGTAGGCAAAACAACATTGATTTTTGTATCTGACCTGATTCCATCAATCAATAAACGGCCTAGAACATGGCCATCAGTAGCTTCTAAGTACGTTCCCCGATTGTCACGGACAACATTGATGCCTTGCAAATAGTAGCGAATATCTTTTTTAGCTGCCAAGTGGAGCATGGCGCGGATAGATTTGCGTTGAATTGAGAATTTCATTGTGAACACCTATTGAATTGAAATAGTGCAACATTGCACCGCATAAGCCCAACCCGTGAGCTTATACGTTGAAATTTTACTTTATGAGCACGTCAAAATAAGCCAACATGAGAGACAAAGCCACGCAAAAAAGCACAATGCCCCCGATAGTTTCAAGAATGATAGTTTTCATATGTTGACCTCTTAGCCGTTTTTAGCGATAAGGTTGAAAGAACGGAGATAGTCTCTAGCTGCCTGGTAAGTATCGGTCATGATCTTATCGGCTAAGTCGCCTTGTTTATAGAGCTTGACAATGTAATAACCGCTTGGCAATGTGCGCTCAAAAGTAGTGTAATTGCCGTTTTTTTGTTCAGTAATTTTCATGATATTAACGCCTATTTATTGCACTTTCCGATTGAAAGTAGGATAAGAATAGCACCAAAAAAATAAAAAAAACATAGGGATAAACCCTTAGATGATAGAATTTATTTAAATTATTTATTCAAGGGGATGGAAATGGCGGGAAGACCCTCAAGCCCTCAGACAAGGAATTTTCTCAGAAGATTGTCAGACCCTCAGAGAATGATACTGTTGGCGGCGGGAAATGGTGACTTGTCCAAAGGTTTTGAAAACGTATTAGACCTTTATCACTATGCCCACAATGAGGGATATAGATCAGGCATGGAATTGAATTCCTTACAAATAGGCCGCGCAACAACAAGCAACCCCAATTCAGATCAATCTATAGTAGGTAAGGTAAGAGAAGATATAAGGGAAGACAAGGTAAACGGGTAAGCCTGGAATAATTCAAGTACATCAAAATAGGTGCATCTGTCTCGTTCATGCAACTAGTTATAAATCATAACGATCTAGGGTAAACCCTATGACTGTATGTGTGGCCAGTACTGTAAGGATAACCATGAGGGTAAACCCTAGGTTGTATGGGGGGGGAGGGGGTGGTGATGGGTGGTAGAAATTTGTGGTACTTCCTATCCTCAGAAAAAGTGAAATTGAAAGGAAAACATGGAAACGACTCTAAAGCGTGGAAGAGGAAGGCCGAAGGGGAGCGTCAAGATGACGATACAGAGGTTTGCTGACAATCCTCCTGCAATACTGCCTAAGACTGATCACCAGAGGCTCAAGGAGTTGAAGGAGTTGATGATTAGGAGTGGAGGTAAGGATGTTGCTCAGAAGGTGATAGAGATAGCGTTGAATGACGAGCATCCGCATCAATTGGTGGCTTTGAAGATGTGTTTAGACAGGACTCTTCCTGTTAGTATGTTTGAGAAGGATAAGTCTCAGAGGAGTGCTGTGACCATCAACATCACTGGGTTAGGTGAAGAGCCGACAATAATCAGTACTGAACAAGCAGAAGATGTAGAGGCTAAGTATGGCTGATCTTAATTTCTCTCTCTTACCTTGGCAACAAGAAGTATTCAAGGATACGACTCGGTTCAAGGTTGTCGCTGCTGGAAGGCGTTGTGGTAAGAGTAGGATGGCGGCTGTAACACTACTGATAGAGGGATTGAAGTGTCCTCAAGGGTCTGCTGTGTTGTATGTGAGTCCTACGATGGGTCAATCAAGACAGATTATCTGGGACTTGTTGTTAGACCTTGGTAGAGAGGTTATACAGAGTAGCCATGTAAATAATCTAGACATTACCCTGATAAACGGGGCTAGGATTTATGTTCGTGGGGCTGATAGACCTGATACCTTGCGTGGTGTGTCTTTGACCTATGCGGTGTTAGACGAGGTAGCGGATATTAAGCCCGAGGCTTGGGAACAGGTTATTAGGGCTTCTTTGTCTGACAAGAAGGGTAGAGCGTTGTTTATTGGAACGCCAAAGGGACGTAACTGGTTCTATGATACCTTTAAACTAGGTGAGAGTGAGGATGATCCTGATTGGAAGAGTTGGCACTTCACTACTGCTGATAACCCTCTGATTGACGCAAAAGAGATTGAATCTGCCAAGAAAACCCTTAGTAGCTTTGCTTTCAAGCAAGAATACATGGCTTCGTTTACCAATGCGGGTTCGGATATTTTCAAGGAAGAGTGGATCAAATACGGGGTTAAGCCTGAACATGGAAGCTATTACATCGCTGTTGACTTGGCAGGATTTGAGGAAGTTGCCAAACAAGCCGCTAACTCTAAGAAACGTTTGGACGAGTCTGCTATCTCGATAGTGAAGGTGACAGACGATGGAAAGTGGTTTGTTGAGAAGATAGAACACGGGAGATGGGATATTCGTGAGACTGCCTCTAAGATTCTGATTGCCATTCGAGACTACCGCCCTTTAAGTGTGGGGATAGAGAGGGGGGCATTAAAGAACGCTGTTTTGCCCTATCTAAGCGACCTGATGCGAAAGAACAACACTTTTGCTCATATCGTAGATTTGACCCATGGGAATAGAAAAAAAGCGGATCGAATCATCTGGGCTTTACAAGGAAGGTTCGAGCATGGCAGAATTGTGTTAAATTCGGAAGAAGATTGGGATGAGTTCGTAGACCAGTTAATCCTGTTCCCCGCACAAGGGGTTCACGATGACTTGCCTGACTCCCTTAGTTACATTGACCAACTTGCTGTCACTTCGTATATGGAAGAAGATGACTCCGAGGAGTGGGAACCAGTAGATATTATTAGCGGGGTATAAGATGGAATATCAAGAACCAACCGAGTCCGACAAGGAAATAGTTAACTTTGTTGTTAACCATTGTGATCGTTGGAGGGATTGGAGAGATGTTAACTGTCTTGATGATTGGCTAGAGTACGAGCGTATCTTCAATGGTGAGTGGGATGTCCAAGACAAGACAAGGGACTCTGAAAGAAGCCGTATCGTTACCCCCGCTACCCAACAAGCCGTAGAGACACGCCATGCCGAGATCATGGAAGCAATCTTTGGTCAGGGTGAGTTCTTTGATATTCAAGACGATATTCGTGATGTCAATGGTAGTCCTTTAGATGTTGCTGCCATCAAAGCACAACTCATGGAAGACTTTAAAGTAGACAAGATTCGCAAGTCTATTGACCAGATTGAGTTGTTGGCTGAGATTTATGGTACTGGCATTGGTGAGATTGTTGTCAAAACAGAGAAAGTCTATGTTCCTTCTACTCAGGCAATACCTGGTCAAATAGGTCAAGCCGCTATCGGAGTAGTAGAACAAGACCGAATCGCAGTCAAGATTGTTCCTGTTAACCCCCGTAACTTCCTGTTCGACCCTAATGGAACATCTATTGATGACTGTATGGGTGTGGCTATTGAGAAGTATGTCTCTATCCACAAGATTGTTAGAGGTCAAGAAGAAGGTATCTACCGCAAGGTAAAGGTTGGTACTGACTCGATGGACACGGACTTAGAGCCTACACAAGAAGTCTCTCAGTACGAAGATGACAAGGTAAAACTACTTACTTACTATGGCTTAGTCCCTCGTGAGTACCTAGAACAGTTGGAAAACGAAGATGGTGAAGTAGAAGATTTCTTCCCTGATGACACTATTCAGGACGAGTATTCCGATCTGGTTGAGGCTATCGTAGTGATTGCCAATGATGGTGTTCTTCTGAAAGCAGAAAAGAACCCATACATGATGAAGGATAGACCGATTCTTGCTTATCAAGACGATACAGTTCCTAATCGTTTGTTGGGTCGTGGTACTGTAGAGAAGGCTTATAACTCTCAGAAGGCTATTGATGCCCAAGTGCGTAGCCACTTAGATTCTCTAGCGCTCACAACTAGCCCAATGATGGCTATGGATGCTACTCGCCTTCCTCGTGGTGCTAAGTTTGAAGTAAAGCCAGGTAAAGCAATCCTGACAAACGGCAATCCCAATGAGATTTTGTTCCCGTTCAAGTTTGGCAATACTGATGGTTCTAACTTGACAACTGCCAAAGAGTTTGAGCGTATGCTTTTGATGGCAACAGGAACACTTGACTCTCAGGGAATGATTACTGCTGTCTCTAGGGATGCGGGTCAGGGTGGTATTTCGATGGCTACAGCCTCGATTATCAAGAAATACAAGCGTACCTTGGTGAACTTTCAAGAGGATTTTATGATCCCCTTCATCACCAAAGCCGCTTATCGGTATATGCAGTTCGACCCCGAGCGTTACCCTACTGTGGACATGAAGTTTATTCCCACGGCTGCACTTGGAATCATCGCTAGAGAGCATGAGCAACAACAATTCATTGCGCTTTTGCAGACTCTTGGCCCGAATACGCCTGTTTTGCCTATCATTCTGAAGGGAATCATGGCTAATTCATCTCTGTCTAACAGATTTGAGTTGATTCAGATGTTGGATCAAATGGCTCAACCTGATCCACAAGCACAACAGATGCAACAAGCACAGCAAGAGTTGGCTCTACAAGCGGCACAGGCTCAGATTGC